CGAGAGCCTCACAGTCCCGCTCACGAACCCGACGACCTGGTATCACTCAGACGGAACCAACGCCTCGACCCTCCCGGCGACGATCAAGCAGGCCGTGATCCACCTGTGCGTCGCCAACATCAAGGCACGAGGTGAGGGCGGGCTGGTGCTCACCGAGACCGGCGAGCCGACCACCGTGGGCGCACGCAACGACACCGCCGAGTTCGACATCAGCCGGGCCGAGGAGCTTCTGCACCCGTTCATCCAAGTGTGGGGCCGCTACTGATGAGCACGAACAGCCAACTCCTCGTCGCCGGCATCGCATTCCTGCTCGCCTTCGCTCTCATCGACAGAATCACGAGCAAGTGAGCAGAGCCACCGTCCGAGCAGCGGTGCAGGCGTACCTCGCACCAGGCAACAGCGCCATCCCCTTCCTCGGCAACGTCTACGCGCACCCGGCCAAGTTCACGCCCGAGGGCGAGTTCTATGACGGACAGGACCCCGGCCACTCCACCGGGGCCGTGATCTACCTCTACATCAGCGAGCAGGTCGAGCACCGCATCGCCCTCGGAGGGCCGCACTCGGGCGAGAAGGCCGTGGAATACATGATCCACATGGACTGCTTCATCCGCTCGCAGGGACAGCGCACCGAGGACGCAGGAGCCGACTCAGACACCTTCCTCGACGCCCTCGTGAGTTTCATCCGAGCCGACCGCAACGCAGGCAACCCGAGCGTGATCTTCCAATGGGGAGAGGGAACCTTCCCAGGCGGAGCCGACATCCAGGTGGACGCCCTCTACCCTCGACCCGTTCGTGCTGGCAACCAAGTGAGCCAAGTGTTCGCTAGTGTCAGGACCAAGGTTGTCGAGATAGTCAAGACGTAAGGACGACACATGGCAGAGTTCACCTACACCAGCAGCGAGACCCTCGTGTTCCCGGACCTCGCAGCGCCAGACGGCTCGACCCTCGTGTGCGAGCCCGGTGACACCGTGACCCTCGCCGACGACCCGAACACTCCCCTACTCGTCCCCGTCGCAGCGGCACCGGCCACGGTCGCCCCTCAGACGCCCTCAGAAGCACCCTCAGCCCCCGCAACGCCAGCCCCGGCAGCGTAGGCCCGAACCCAGGATTAGGAGCGCCCCATGCCTTACATGAGCGTAAACAGTTATGTCGGCTTGGGCATCGAGACCACGGTCGGCACAGCTTCGAGCAACATCAAGTTCATCCCCGTCACGACCCCCCAGGTCACGCCGCAGCAGATGTGGCTCCGCGACGAGGCCTACCGCGGCTCAGCCGTGGCGGTCTACAACACCGTCCTCGGAGTGCGTCACGACGAATACACCTTCAAGGGCTACGTGTTCGCCGACACCTTCCCCCTGCTCGCCAAGGCCGCCCTCGGATACGAGGCCATCAGCGGCTCGACGGTCTACACGCACACGACCGGCCTGCTGAAGAACACGAGCGGATCGCAGCCGCCGAGCCTCACCATCCAAGACTTCGACGGAGCCAACCCCTTCCAAATCGTCGCCGGGCAGCTCGGAGACCTGAAGGTCACATTCGGGGCCGAGGCCGCGCTGGAGTACGACGCCAAGATCATTGGCAACCCGTTCACGGTCCTCGGCACGAACCCGACCGCCGCATTCTCCACCGACGCCTTCATTCCCTCGTGGGACGTTTCGCTGACCATCAACGGCACAGCGGTCACGGTCCTCGTGGATGGCGAGCTGAACATGACCCGAGGCACCGCCCCGATCTTCACCGCCGCAGGGACCTTCGCCCCGTACCGCAACTTCGCAGGCCCGCTCGACGTGACCGGACGCATGAAGTTCGTGGTCGAGGCCAGTGACCCGATGATCTTCGGCAACTCGACCACCGTGTCCACCACGACTTCGCTCGTCGCAGGCACGCCCACCACGCTCCCGGTGACAGCCTCAACCAACTTCTCATCGACTGGCGGCACCGGCACGATCTACGTGGGCTCGAACGCCTACACGATCGCCTACACCGGCACGAGCGCAGGAAACCTCACCGGCGTCACCGTCACGAGCTCGAACGCCACACTCAGCGCCACGAGCACCTCCGTCGTCGCCCCGAACGTGGACGGACTCACCGACAACGCGATTCCGGTCGTGCTGACCTTCACGAACCCCTCGGCACCGACTGAGACCGTCAAGTTCCAGATGAGCAACGTCCAGTTCTTCAACCCGAAGCGGGACCGCTCGAAGGCTTACGTCGAGGTGGACGCCGAGTTCGTCGCCCTCGCCAACACCACCGACGCCATCTCGGGCGCAGGCGGCGGATACTCGCCCATTCAGATCGTCGGGACCAACGCAGTCTCAGCCGTTTACTAACCCACGAGAGGGAGGGAGACCCCTTGATCGTCAGCCTGCCAAACAATGAGTCCGCCACGCTCCGCAACTACGAGGAGCTTTCGGAGAAGGCCGCTCGCCGCATCCGTGTCGCCCTGAGAGGCGCACTAGAGCAGGCCGGCACCCTTGCCGCCGAGGGCTTCGACGAGGGCGACCCTCGCACGTGGGGAATGCTGAAGGACCTCGCAGGAGAGTCCACCGCCATCGAGGTCTACCAGGACCGTTGCATCGTTGAGATGGTCAAGCAGTGGACCCTCGGAGACCTGCCGACGATGGAGACAGCGGGCGACCTGCCAGCGCCGACCTACGCCATCCTCGCGGTGAAGGCGACCGAGGCAGCCTCGCCATCAGAGGACTTCACGGCGGACGGTGCAAAGGACCCTTTAGCGGCTACCGGCGAGTCCGGCGACTCCGCAGCCACCTCCTCGGTAGTGGTCTCGAACCACCTGACGCCGACCTCCTAGAGCACTGGCGGGAGTACCGCTACCGCAGGATCGTCACCATGACGCACGAGCAGTTCCTCGAGGAGCCGGCGAGTGTGGTGGACTGGACCCTACGGCTAGACGACCTACGAGTGGACGTGGAGAACGAATGGGCGCAAAGATCGAGCTCACCGGCCTAAAGGAGTTCACCGCAGCCCTCGCAGGCCAGCGCACCAAGGCCGACATCGCAGCGCACAACTTCATCGCCCAGGGCGGGCAGATCGTGGTCAAGAACGCCCGACGAGAGTTCACCACCGTGGTCGAGAATAAGCAGGGTACGCAGCGACTGCTCCACGACTCGCCAGGATTCCGCAAGGCCAAGGGCGAGAAGCTCGCACGCTCAGGCCCGCACCTTGGAGGCAGCCGACCGAACACCCGCACCGGCTACCTGCAACGCTCGATCACCGCCAGCGCCCCGAAAGAGATGGCCCTCGGGCGATGGATGACCGAGGTAGGACCGCACGCTGTCTACGGGCGACGCATCGAACTCGGCTACGCAGGCGGCATCGGTCGAGGCCACCAGCACACCCGAGCTTTCCCCTACCTCGCCCCAGGCTTGGCAGAATCGCAGCCGGCGCTAATGGAACTACGCTGGCGACTGTTCCAAGGAGTGTGAAATGGCAGAAGGACTCCTCCCCCCGGTAGTCGCCACCCTCATCGCAGACACGAAGCAATACTCGGCGAAGATGGCCGAGGCTTCGGCGACGATGGACGAGTTTGGAGCCAAGAACGAACTCACCGGAGCCAAGGTGAACCGATTCGCAAACAAGGCATCGAACGCGGTCCTCGGTCTCGGAGTCGGCATCGCCGCCTACGCCCTCCACGCAGGCATGGGCTTCCAAAGCGCCATGACGCAGGTGCAGAACTCGGCAGGGCTCTCGGTCAAGGCGACCACGGACCTCGGCAACGCCTTCAACGGCACAGCTTTCCAGAGCGAGTTCTCCTCGACACAGATGGCGAACGCTTACGCAGGCGTGGCCGGACAGTTGGAGGTCCTCAACGGCAAGGCCCTGACCACGAAGCAGGCGATGGGCGTGATGAGCTCCGCCAGCGACCTCGCCGTGGCGAAGCACATCTCCCTCTCCGACGCCCTCACCACCACGACCAGCGTGATGAAGGCATTCCAACTCCCAGTCAGCCAGGCCGGGCAGGTGACGAACCAGCTCTACGTCGCCTCGCAGCTCAGCGGGCAGAGCGTGAGCGGGCTCGCAGGGCAATACATCAAGATGCACCAGCGCCTCGGCGTGGTGATGCCCTCGCTGGCCGATATGAACACGCTCACGCTCGATATGAACTCCCACGGCATCGGGGCCGGGCGTGCGCTCATGCAGGTAACGGGTGCGATCAACACCATGCTCGATCCGAGCAAGAAGCAGACCGACGCACTCCGAGCGATGGGCGTGCAGACCTTCGACGCATCGGGCAACTTCGTCGGCATGAGGTCGGTCCTGGCGCAGTTGCAACCGGCGATGTCGGGCATGACCAAAGAGCAGCAGCTTCAGACCTCCGCCGCCATCTTCGGCAAGGGACCGGCCCAGGCAATGCTCCAACTCATCCAGGCGGGACCGCAGGCCTACGACAAGGCCAGCAGCGCCCTTCAGCACCACAAGAACGTCACGCAGGCCGCAGCGAACGCATCAAAGGACCTGAAGAACCAACTTCAGCAAGTCACTTCGGGCCTCAGCACCTCAGCGGCAGCCCTCGGCGTGGCGCTCCTGCCCGACGCGACAGCGGTGCTCTCGTGGGTCACGGGATTCGTCGGCGACGTGACGCGAGCTTTCAAGGCGAACCCGTGGCTGAAGGACATCGCCGAGGGAGCAGCAGGCACAGCATTCGCCCTCGCTCTCGGGCTAAAGGTCAAGAACGCTGTCTCCTCGGTTCTCTCAGCGGGCTCGTCCATTTGGAACGGCATCAAGGGCATCCTCGGCAAGTTCGGCATCGGACCAGGAGCGCAGACGCTCCCCCTCGACGCCAACACGACCGCCATCAACCGCAACACCGACGCCCTTCTCGGCAAGAGCACGCCAGCGGCAGGAACCAGCGCGGCCGAGGGCGGACTACTCGGAGGAGGAGCCGAGGCGGGAGCGGCAGGAGCGGCAGGCACCGGCCTGTCAATGATCGCAGCGCCGCTCATGGTGGCAGGCGCAGGCATCGCCCTCGGTCTGCTCATGCAGCGGAACGGGACCACGGAGCCGCTCAGCAAGGGCGGAGGCAGCGTGTACGGCGGACGAGGCGGAGGAGCCTCGACAGGGATCTTCGAGCAGCAGCGGAACAACCAGGTCCACGTCAGCAACCTCGGGGACATCGCACCGGCGCTCACCCCGATCTTCAGCGGCTTGCCGACCAAGACCGGCCAGAGCGTGAGTGCGGCCATCAAGGGCGTCAAGCTTCAGGCCAAGGTCGAGGACGATGGCAGCGGCAAGGCCACCGCAGCGCACACGAGCATCATCAGCGGGCTCGCATCGACGCACCTGCCGCTCCTCAGCAACCAGACCACCGCTCACCTGCCGAGCATTGCCGACCACACGCAGACCACCGCCGACCGAGTAGGCACCACGAACGGACACATGATGGCGCTCATCGGAGCGGTGAAGAACCCGCCGAAGTTCACAGCGACGATCAAGCTGGTCTAATGGCACAGGACATCGAACTCACCGTCGAGATAGCCATCGCCAGGATCAGGGACGCCCTGCTCAACGATCCGACGTTCATCCAGCAGGTCACGGACCTGTCGCGCACCACGGCGCTGAAGGCAGCACGAGCCACCGGCAACGTCCACGGCAACACAGCAGGCACGAACACCGGCAGCCGAGGATCGTCAGGATGACCACGGCCAACTCCTCGCTCCCCACGCTCTCAGTCCAGGCGGCTTTCACGGACACGAACGGCAACTACCCGCCGCCGATGTTCGACCCGCTCACGGCATTCACCTGGTACGACATCACGCAGTACGTGCAGAGCTTCAGCACCAAGCGAGGCCGACAGCACGAACTCGACCGCACCGAGTCAGGCACGCTCACGATGAGCCTCGACTCCCGAGGCGGGCAGTTCCTTCCGTGGAGTACGGTCTCGTTCTCGTGGCCCAAGGTCGGCGGCGGCTCATCCAACTACACGCCCTCGCAGATTCTCCAGGTCGGCGTCCCAATCCGCATCATCGCCACGTGGCTCGGCACGCAGTACCCCGTCTACTTCGGCTACACGGACTCATGGGAGCCCTCGGCCCCCGACTCGCTCAACACCGACATCACCGTGACGTGCTCGGACGCCATGAAGCACCTGAGCACCACGAGGCTCAGCACGAGCACCCTCTACCCGAACCTCGTCTACAAGCCCTACGCCTTCGGGCAGGTGTGGAACTACTACCGATGCGGAGACAGCGACATCAACAGCGGGCTCACCGAGTACCTCGGAGGAGGCAAGAACGCCCAGGTGGTCGGGCAGGCTCAGGCGGGCGTCCCCGGACCCTTCCTCTACGACGCCACGACCGCCCTCGACCTCTCCAACGGCTCCTCACCGGCCACGGCGAGCGCATGGGTGCTTTCCCCCTCAAACCTCGCGTCGCAACTCACAGCGGCCAACGGGGCCACCATTGAGGGATGGTACAAGAACGCATCGCCGCTCGACACGATCATCACCATCAGCGACACGACCAACGGCGGAGCTTGGCAGGTAGCCGTAGACAATAACGGCAAGGCATTCTTCCGTCACAAGGTATTCGGCAGCGGAGCGCCGACCGTGACCAACTACACGAACTCGGCGCAGACCGCCAGCCTCAACGATGGCAAGTGGCACCTCGTCACGCTCGACACGACCTGCGTGGACGGCTCCACCGTGTTCACCCTTGCGGTGGACGGAGTGACCGCCTACACCTCGCCCTCGCAGAACCTCGTGGTGACGAGCATCGGATGGGGCGTGGACCTCAACGGCACGACCTCGCTGAACCTGCCCATCTCAGCGACGACAGCGACGGTGGCGAACCTAGTGATCCACATCGTCATTGGCTACTCGCCCGGCTACCTCACCGACGCAGCCACCCGATACAGCACCGGGACCTACTTGCAGCAAGCGGGCGAATTCACCGGCCAGAGGATCGCAGACATTCTCGCCATCGCAGGAGCGCCCAACCTGCCGACGAGCTTGGCGACCGGGACGGTGCCATGCGCCAGCGAGAGCACGACGACCTACACGACCGCCGCCCTCGACTACATGCTCCAGTTCTCAGACACCGAGCAAGGCTACCTATTCGTGGACCCCGCCGGCACGCTCACCTTCTACGACCGTTTCTATCCGCAGACGCACGCCGCCACCGGGTACACCATCGGCGACCTATCGACCACCTCAGCGGCCCACTACATGCTCGGTGTCGAGGTGGTGCTGGACGACCTCGACACGTGGACCATCGCACAGCTTTCGCAACCAGGAGGGCAGACGACCTACATCGCCGACTACTTCCCGGCGATCCTTACCACCACGGCGACAGGCGGCAGCGCATCGAGCACGATCAACGTGGCCTCAACCACGGGCTTCGCATCGAGCGGCTCGATCAACGTGACCATCAACGGCTCAGTCGTGCCAGTTACCTACACCGGCACGACCTCCACCTCATTCACCGGATGCTCGAACTCCTACAGCATCACGACCGTTCCAGGCGGCTCACTGGTCTCCTACGGCTCAGCGCAGCCCTACCTCACCAAGTACGGACCCCGCACCTACATTCGCTCGCAGTTCTGGGGCCAGCGCAAGGTGGACGTGAAGGCAGCGGGCCAGATGATCGTGAACCGATACAAGACGCCCATCGTGCGCCCAAAGAAGGTGATCCTCGAGAACTCCTACCAGTCGGGCAACACCACCTATCCGAACATGGCGGTGATGCTCGGGCTCAACCTGTGGGATCAGGTGATCTTCCAGCGCGACGGACTCGGCACCCTCTACAGCCAGGCGGTCGTGGTCGAGTCGATCAGCCACGACTACAAGGCGCAACCCGGCTCGTGGCAGACCACGCTCATCCTCTCGCCCTACGAGCTCAACGGAAGCAGCACCCCCGACAGCGGATCGTTCTTTAGACTCTCGGACGGAACGCACACCTACAGCCACTTCGCCACGACCGGCCAAGACACCTTCGGAGGATAGATGGCCTACTCATTCACAGCGATCCCAACGCACTCGGTAGGCGACACGCTCCCGGTGGCCGACTACAACGCCATCGCCAATCAGATCAACGGCAACGCCCCCGTGTTCGCCACGAGCGGCACCGTCACGAACACCACCACCTCGGGGAGCGCCCCGTTCTTCTGCTTCGCAGGCAGCTACAACCTCGTCACCGACACCAACGGATTCATCACGCTCGACAACACCCACGGATTCTCAGGCTTCCCGAACGGCACCATCGCCATCGTCGCCACCTGTTTCGTGGCGAACTCGGGCGGCACCTCGCAGGCGGGCCACACGATCCAGCCGAACGCCACCTACACCA